CGCCATGCTTGAAGAGAAGGTGGAGTATCATCTCACCCGTCACATCAGGTTGAAGACACAGTTAGACAGAACGGGTGCTGATCTAGTGCAAGCCATCCACGCATTTGCAGCAGACGACACACGTGACACCATAACACAATCACACGAACCAATCGCACAACTCAACAACACCCCAACCACAACGGACTAAGGAACAACTACAATGTCTATCACAAACGCAGTATGCTTCTACAACGACGGCGAGTTTGATCGTCGCAGCTTCACCTTGTTGGGCCTAAGTGCTAAGTCTAGTGACAACTCCATCGGTTTCTTCGGCACAGGCTTCAAGTACGCCATAGCCACCTTACTGCGCCACGGCATGAGCGTGTGTATAGCTACACGTTCTACAGTGTATAACTTCACAACAGCAAAGGCGACGTTCCGTGACAAAGACTACACCGCCATCTATTGTAACTATGATGACGAAGTGGTTGAACTCCCATTCACCACACACCTCGGAGCCAACTGGAAACTATGGCAAGCATATCGAGAGCTTTACACCAATGCCAAGGATGAAGGAGGCGGAGTTTGCCTTGCTAATCCTGATGGTAGTCACAGTACTCACGACGTGTGTGTTCTTGTTGGTGGGGATAACATTGCTGAGCTTGTTGTAATCTACAACAATCACAACAAGTACTTCCTCAATGACAACACACCTGTCATCTGCGAAGGCGACCGCATGCGTATCGTCGCCAAGAAACATGACGGCGACAACGTTGTCTACTATCGCACCATGTACACAGGTACCAAGTTAGACAAACCATCACACTTCACATACGACTACACTGCTAAGCAGGAGTTGACAGAAGATCGCACACTCGCACACCCGTGGATGTTACGTGAACACATTGGCGATGTGTGGACTGCTAACATGTCATACGACATGTTGATCGAACACCTACCACGTATATCAAAGATGGATGTCTATGAATACAACCTCGACACATCCTATCACCTTGTTGGGCCTAGCAAAGACTTCTTACGTGCATGTGCCTATCTCATCGAGCATCATCAATCGATGCCTATGTGGGCACGTGATCTATACACCAAGCAACTACCATTCGACAAACAGATCACAGTCTACCAACCAACGCGTCATCAACAGGCGTTAGTCAAACGCGCCATCGCTGTGCTGCATCATCACCGATGTATGATCGACCCTACACTCGTTGTCTTGTGTGTATCACTGCCAGACGACACACTCGGCTACTACCGCGAAGGCATCATCTACATCTCCGAAGCTGTGTTCGACTTAGGCTTCGAGAAGTTGCTCGGCACTATGTACGAAGAATACCTCCACCACCACGAACACGTGTCAGACAACTCACGCCACATGCAGAACCTACTCATCGACAAGTGCGCTGCGTTGATGCTTGAGGTGTATGAGATAGACACAACGAATTGACGTTATACAGTGTATAGGCCCCGGTGCTCACGCATCGGGGTCATGCATGCGACCGCCACTCTGAGGTACACGTGATGAAGCGCAAACAACTCAACGAACTCACAGAAATGATCGACCGTCTACGCATGATGGCAGGCCTTAGTCCTAACATGCTGCCTGAAGATGCACACACACTGCTCGAAGCCGCAGACCTATTCGAACGCATCCGTGATGAGTTCACACGAAAGCCAACAGATGATAGACAATGATCTCATCTACACCATCCAATGGTATGCATACTACTACAAGACCGAAGTCACATTGCTGTTGCTTGTGTACATGCTACCAATCATCGTCACCATTGTGGGAGTGAAGAGGTGGATAAGAAACCGATACCTGCACATGTCATAGAGCAACGTGCTAAGCAGAAACTACAACGCACCAAACCTCTGCGCGGCCGTCGTACACGTGGTGAAGACTACGACGTCTTTCGTCGCATCAACATGCACGATGGCAGTAAGGAACTATGTTGGGAATGGCTTGGCGCACATGGCAAAGGCACACGTGAAGAGTACCGCCCGCGTGTCGTATTAGGCCGCACACACTACTACGTCTATCGCGTCGTCTTCGAACTTTATACAGGGTATAAGCTACAAAAGGGCGACGTCATTCGTCACTCATGCGACCACTCATGGTGCTGCAATCCTCACCACATAACCGTCGGTCGTCAGGCTGACAACGTACGTGACATGCTTGAACGTGAACGCGTAGGCATGAAGCACTTCCATGTCAAACGCATCATGCAGATGCTTGAGCTTGGTTGCACCGCTGAGTTCGTAGCAGAGAAGATGCGCGAAGGTTACAACATGTCACTCGACGTTAGTGTGATACGCAAGATCCGACTACGTAAGGTGTACAAACACATCGCGTGGCCCTGGGGAGATACGGACACTGCACAAAGACGCACACGCCTCAACGACCTCAAAAACAGCCGACTTGCAGGTGATCCTGCATGTGCTATAATACATAATCACACAAGCAAAGGAGACACGTGATGTCTACTACCAAGGCTAAGATCAACAAGAACGGCGTGACCGAACTCCCACTCGAAGCACGCGCTATACACTGTATAACCGACTTCCCCGCTCCTGCCACTGTGCAAGACACAGTTGACCAACACGCTGCAGAGTTCTTAACCGCTTCGTTGTTACGTACACAGGCAGAGAAACGCTACGAAGCCATCAAGCGTCTCGTCATTGATGAACATCCCACACACGTTGCGATGGTGCGCAACTCCGCAGTGGAGATGATGCAGAAGTCAACCACCAACCTCGTCGGTGTTGATTGGCAGCTTGACTTCGCAGCTAACAAGCCCGCCGTGCGTACGGACATCGATGAGTTGCGCACAGAGTTAGTCAGACAAGGTGTAAAGGTGGACATCATCGACGCAGCTATCAACAAGGTCAGTAAGAAGTCAATGCCCGCACTCGTGATCAGTGCCAAACCAGTGGTGTAACATATGACAGTCGACGACGATAACAAAGTCGTCAAGCTGCGCCAGCCTGCTGTAACAAGCAGTGCTGGCGTTTCTGTTGATGACGCTATCAATCCTCGCTCGTTGTTGACGATGACAGACATCGAGCAAGACATGTTCTTACAACATCTACGCGAACGTCGCTTGCGTGTTGTAGAACTCATGCGCCAAGCTGCACGTGCTAAACAACAAATCACCTCCGCCGCTGCGCTGATGAAGTTCGAAAAGAAACAAGATCAAGTGGAGAAACAACTAGAACGCACACACAAGGCGCTCGAAAAGCTTGAAGAACTCGTATACGATATGCGTGCGCTCGCTCTACAATACACAGACATCGACATCGCTAATGTGAAAGAGGAGAAGACCAATGGTTAACTACGTACAACGCGCACGTGACGTTCGTGCATTGATCAAAGAACACGGCACTGAACGTGGTATGATTAAAGCTGTCGAACGTCTCGCAGAGGACAACGAGATGTTACGTCAGGAGATGCAACAGATCGTACGCACAGTCGACAAGATGGCCGACATTGTAGCGAACATCGCAGCCGTAGGTGCTCGCCTGAAAGACGATTGGGCCGCCGTACGTAAAGCAATGCACCCTGACAACGAAGCTTCGGAGGACATTCACTGATGTCAAACATCCCCCTCGCACGTGATATGATCGAAGCCGTTATACAGTGTATAGACGACCCATCTCTTAAACGTCAATTGCGTAAAGCTGTGTCACTCATGACACGTGAGAAGTACATTCGCCACGCACGCCCTGTGTCACAGGTCATCACTGATGAGATGAAGGCTAAAGTACACAAGCTACATGAGAACCTCAATCTGACAGAGACAGACATCGCTCGTCGCACAGGCTTACGCAATGCTGGTCGTGTGTCTGAGATACTCAACGGTAAGAGGTGATGTTGTGATCATACGTCCTACCACAGACACCACGATCCCGTGGGTAGACTACTCCACCCTAACAGCCGTGAACACATGCCCACGTTGGGGGATCATCAACTCTTGGCATGGTAAGCGTTTATCTGCTGGTGTCGAACGTGTACTAGCTCTCGAAGCTGGTCGCGCGATGCATGACGTCTTTGCAGCTTGTCGCTTCTTTGATCTTATACACAGTATAATGAACGACAAGAACGATGATGGAGGCAGGCTAGATGCTATCTACAAATATGCTGACCGTGTATTCGCCAATGCACTACATCCTGATCGCTGGTCGCAGGCGCTCGCTTACTATCGTAGTAACGAAGACGCCGAAACTCGTTGCATGCAGATGGCTCTCAATCTCCTCGAAACATCAGGTTATCACGACGACCCCCGTGATGCACGTAGAACGCAGGCTAACCTTGAGAGTGCAGCTATCAACTATGTCCAACGCTATCCACTTGGTCGCTTCATACCAATCTGTAACTCCGACGCATCACGCATCGGCATAGAGATGCCATTCGACATCACACTACACAACAACAACCACGCTCCACTCATTCGCTTCATCGGCCGTGTTGATGCTGTGTGTGTAGACACACTACGTCCTAGCGACAAGACGCCTGAAGTACATGAGAACAAAACTGGCTCGCGCATCGACACTGTATGGTCCAACTCCTTCGACACATCCAACCAAGTCACCGGCTACTGCGTCGCTATGTCATGCCTACTCGACATGCCTATACGCAACGTCGTCATGTGGGGTCTACAACTCCCTGTGCCTAAGTCATCCACATACAGCGACGGAATGATGCGCTACCCTACCTCACGCAACGAAGAAAGCTTCCACGAGTGGCAGTCATGGGTCCGCCATTCGCTCGATGTTATCCATGCATACGAAGACGCACCTACAGACGCACCTATGTACACACACTCATGCAACCGTTACTTCCGCTCATGCTCGTTCATACCTCTATGCAGTGAGACATCAGAGCAACGCCGTCACATATACGACAACGAAATGACAACCGAACGCTGGTCGCCTCTAATGGAGACACTTGATCCATGACTACAACAGACATCGTGAAACAGGCGCGCGACTATGCACGCAATCTAGGTGGGCCGCCAGAAGACTATTTGACATGGCAGCTTGCAGACGAGATCGAGCGATTGCGCGCTGTTATTACGCGAGCAAAGGACGCCCTCCTTGACGGACAATCGACGCAACGGGTTCACGACCTATTGGTGAGTGCCCTCCATGAATGACATCGTAGAGCGGCTGCGCGGGTATGAAAATCCCGAACTGCGCGAGGCCGCCGACGAGATCGAGCGGCTGGAGAAAGTAATCGCTCTTATGATCCCTGAACGCAATCGAGATATTAACGAGATAGAGCGACTGCGCAACACGATCAAGAACTGCCCGCCAGTCTCCGAAAGCGAATACGTGCGCCGACTGGAGGACGAGATCGAGCGGCTGCGGGAGGAGGTTCGCGTCGGTGCTGAGTTGATAGCAGAGGCGAATGGTGAGATCGAGCGGATCAACGCTGCTCGACATGCCGATAGTCAGCGCATGGTGCGGATGTCGGACGAGTACGAGGCGGCGCAGAACGAGATCGAGCGGCTGCGTGAGGCGTTGAAGATCATCGCCGGTCGGCAGCAGTGCCTCGATAACTTGATGAGCAATGTAGATGTGGCCTGTGCAGCGTTGGATGGAGGTAAACCATAACTGACGATGAGTTGCAGGTGATTACACATGTGCTATACTATGTATAACATCAGGAAGGGGAGATGATGGAATTAAAGATAGAACATCCAACAGACGCACCATCGCGCTTATCTATGATCCTGTGGGGTGATAGTGGTAGCGGCAAAACTACACTCGCTGCAACCGCTCCCGGTCGCAAGCTATTCCTCATGCTTGACCCTGATGGTGACATGAGTATTCGCAACATGCCCAATTGGCACCGTGTTAATCTGAGTAAAGAAAGTAGTGTGGACATCGTTAAGGAGGGAATGAAGCCTGACCCTTATACACTGTATAGCATGCTTGTTGACTTCGACACCTTGATCATCGATAGCCTGACCAAGTTCAGTGAACATGCTCTTCAGTATGCAGTACGCGTTGCTCCCAAGAGTACAATCGAGCAACCCGGCCTCAATGGGTATGGTCTTCGTAACATAGCAGTGTCGTCGCTCATCTCCAACACCTTGCGTGTCACAGGTGCCTTGAACAAACACGTGATCTTCATTACGCATGAGAAGGATGCTGATCGAAACAACGATGGTGCCATCCTCAGCGTCGGGATGTTGCTTGGCGGGCAGCTTCCTAACATCGCTAGCAAGGACATCTCTGAAGTATGGAACATTCGTGATGTCAATGGGGTCAGACATATCGCCATCCGTCCTGAACGTTTCCGTGCGCCGATGAAGTCACGCATGTTCGACATGACTGCACAGACGTCATTCCCTCTACGCTACAACGCAAACACCAATGCTGGTCCTGCCATATCCACGTGGTGGCAGGACTACATCGCTGGCAACTTCGCAAAGTTACCAGTGCCTAAGTAGCCACTATACATAGTGCCTACTCCTACGCACACAGACTAGACCTAGTGGCTTGCTACCTGTGTGTGCATGTATACAGTGTATAAGCCCGTAACATAGGAGAACCCAACATGGGTTTGCTCAACTTCTCTGCTAACATCGCAGACGCTGAAGCTCCTCCGCAACTCCCTGCTGGTGAGTATAAGTGCATCTGCACTGCTGCTATCGACAAGACAGCAGCTTCTTCAGGGAACCCGATGCTCACGCTCACCTTGCAAGTGCCGCGCACCGAGTTCCCTGCTGACTTCGACCCCGGTGATGGTGTTGATGAGTTGACATTCACGATGAACGTCGTCTCACGTGACATCCCCGCTGATCGTTGGCGTATGAAGAACGTCTGTAAGGCCTTCGGTGTTCCGATGTCAAGCTCCATTGACCCTAACGACTTCGTGGGTCGTGAAGCACGTGCTCGCATTCGCATGGGTCAAGACCTTGAGAAGAACCCGCGTGCTGAGGTAGGCCAAGTGTTGCCTCTCTAACACGCGTGTGCTACTATGTGTTAGGCACATGCTACCAACGTGTGTGCCTAACACACTACCACTACACCACAC